GAATCAGGCCGACGCCCAGAAGCTGGTCGACTATTACGTCAAGCACACAACGGCTTCACAAAATGCGCCGTACGAAACGTGGAACAACATGCAGGCGGAATGGGTTAAAGAAGTTAAGGCTGATCCGCAGATCGGACCCAGGCTCAATGAGGTCAAGACTACGATTTCGCGCGCTATTGACGCTCTTGGAGATGCGACGTTGGCTGGTCAATTCCGTGAGGCGATGGACTTCACGGGCGCAGGAAACAATCCTGCGTTTATCAAGACGTTCTACAAACTAGCGCAGATGATAACCGAAGGCCGCCATGTAGCTGGTGGCGGACCCTCTCCAGCGGGCCAAAAGCCCTCGAATGAGCGGGTGTCGGCAGCTGGCGCTATGTACCCGAATCTACCACGTGCCTGAGCCGCAGATGCGGATGAAGGGAGAGAGGGCAGTGCCACCAAGAGGAGACACTATGGTATAGGAGGCCATTATGGCCACAATTGGGGCAACTGCCCTAACGTATGCGGACTGGGCTAAGCGAATGGATGACGGTTATCATGTTGCCGTTATCATCGAACTACTCAGTCAGACAAATGAAATCCTCGATGACATGCTCGTGGTCGAGGGTAACCTTCCAACCGGTCACAAGACTACGGTCAGAACAGGTCTACCGCAGGCAACCTGGCGACTACTCAATACTGGTGTACCTAACGCCAAGTCAACAACCGCTCAGATTGTTGATACCTGCGGCAATCTCGAGACATATGCGGTTATTGACAAGGACGTTGCCGACCTTAACGGGAATACAGCCGACTTTCGTCTATCAGAAGTCAAGGCCTTCCTGGAGGGTATGTCGCAACAGGTGGCCGCAACTCTGATCTACGGAAACCAGTTCATCAACCCAGAGAGGTTCACAGGCCTTGCCCCAAGATACAGCACGCTCAACGTCGCCAACTCCCAAACCGCGGCAAACGTACTTAACGGAGGTGGCACAGCATCTACTAATACGTCACTATGGATCGTTGTTTGGGGACCCGACACCTGGCACGCAACTTTCCCAAAAGGAAAAGTTACAGGCCTACAACACCGCGATATGGGGGAGTGGCCGGTTCAGGACGGCGCAGGCAACACCTACCAAGCCTATCGAGACCACTTCAAGTGGGAAATCGGGCTTGTAGCGAGGGATTGGCGCTATGCAGTGCGAATCGCAAACATTGACATCACCCAACTTTCTGGTGTTAATGCAGCCAATCTCATCAACCTGCTCGTGCGAGGTTTGTACCGTCTGCCGACAGCTCCAGCGGGTGCTACGACGATCCAGACTTCGGACACGCCTGAGGTTAGGGCGAATATGGGTCGAACCGTCATCTACTGTAATCGTGTCATCCGAACCTACCTCGACCTCCAAGCAATGAATAAGACCAACGTCCTCCTCCGCATCGAGGAGTTCGATGGTAAGCCCGTAACCACGTTCAGGAGCATCCCGGTCCGTACCTGCGATGCGATCCTCAACAACGAAGCACAGGTGGTCTAATGATCCTCGACGGTCTACTCCAGTTCACTGGACCCAACGGCGACAGCCCAACGGCCACAGCCGTTTCTACCAACGTCATCGACCTCCACATGGCTGGCATTCCTGTCCTCGCTTCTGGGCAGGGCGCTAGGGATATGGGTATTGGCGATGATCCAGCGCTCAAGCTCCTGGTGCAGGTAACAGCGACCTTCACCGGGCTGACTAGCCTTGCGGTTGCCCTACAAGGAGCCACGGATGACGGGACAGGCAATCCAGCCGCCTTCTCGACGTGGTGGACAGGCCCCGCAGTCGCATTGGCCAGTCTGACTGCCGGGGCACGGTTGTATGACATGGATATGCCTAGGCCTCCCGCTGGCATCGCCGTGCCCCGGTTTCTTCGATTGAACTTCACAATCGCGGGAACTGGTACTGGTGGAACGATCAAAGCCTGGATCGTGCTCGATCGGTTCGACCAGATGTATAACGCAACCAATAACGCCATCATCGGTGGTTATCCGGCTGGCGTTACTGTAGCGAACTAGGAGAAACACCATGCGCAAGTCTGTATTTGGCCTCCTCTGTATCAGCCTTGCGCTGGTGGGGCTGGCGTCCCCGACCAGAGCGCCAGCCCAACAAACTGGCGCCACGGAGGTTATCTGCAATAAGCAGTTCGTAGTCTCCGCTGGCGCCACATCTATAACGCAGGTCGTAGCGCCACAGGCCGGGGTGGGTATCAGCGTCTGTGGCTACACCTTCAACGCTGGCGCAGCTGCGGCGACGGTCCAGATACAAGCTGGTACTGGCACCAACTGTAACGCTAATACCATCAACATTACGCCGGTGTTCTCGTTGGGGATCAATGGGGCTCTGTCGTTTGCTCCAGGTCGGGCCTTTATCTCGACTCCAGCTACGTCGCCAGGTTACATGCTATGTTACGTCATCACCGGTACAGGGCCGATGGCAATAGCGGTCCAGTACTTCCAATAGGAGACTCAGATGCATACATCCACCTTCGAGTACCTGAAACCGACTAATGGCCAGCTTGAGATCATGGCCACTATTAGGACTGCGTCGGCTAAATATAGCGAAGTGCTGGAAACGCATTTGCCAAATGGTCCAGATAAGACCTATGCCCTTCGCAAGCTACGTGAAGTGGCTATGTGGGCTAACGTAGCAATCACTCGTCAACCGGATGGGGCTCCTAGGATAGACTATCCACTTGACCATCCGGCTCCTGGCGATCTTGGAAGTGTGCCACTATAGGAGGATGAAATGGCTAGATTCAGAGGTCTTGGCGCTTTCGTGGTCAATGGAAAGCGCTACAAAGCAGGTCAAGCATATGCAGATACTGCTGGAGCTGCCCAGGCAGGGGACGTCGTTTGGCTCATCACAGCTGCGAATTACAGTCCAATGCTCGACTGTCTTGACGCTGGCGCCACGACCATAAAGAACGCTAGTGTCCATGCATCGGCTGCACGCCCCTGTACGATCACTGGCGCTAACTCGATCGAGGCCTAGATGAACTTTCCACGAGATGAGTGGCATCAGCATCTTTATCCTCGCCTTAGAGGCTACTCTGTCGGGCAGGATGGAGAAGTCACAACTCATTTGTGCCTTGGCCTTCCTTGCTGCGGGCTCGATCTACTTATTGAGCACCCGCCTGAGATGACGGCCATAGAGCTTTATCAGATCGCAGGTGAGTTCTGCGAGATGCATCGGCGAGTGAAAGCGCTTCAATCCTTCAACGCATGTAAGGTGGCACATGGCCAGATGGTATCTGAGTCAACCGCACTATCTTAATGTTCCCGGGACTGAATGGGAATATAAGGAGACTGACCGTGAAACCCAACGGCAAGTCCGAAAGGTGTTTGAGGTACCGCTTTATCTCAACCCTGGGGAGCAGGCTGACTGGAATGATAGGGTTAATGAGCGTATTACAGTCAGCACTAAATTTGATCGGAATTATCCTCGTGACCATGTATTCCTGGGCCCACCTACTCCCGATATGGTCCCCTTGGATGACGAGGCGAAGGAGATTTCGGATAGCTTCGTCAAAAGCGGTGCCTGGAAGCATCCGATCGAATCGCTCGACATGAATTACTCTCAGTCGGTTTTGTCAGACCTTGAGCGTCTGATCGCGCAGAAGATGGTCAACGAGGTCAAGACTGTGCCCAATATGTCGTTGGGCGGAGTCTCGGCCGAGGACTTCCATAAGCTCCAAGAGCAGGTGACCCAGTTAATGGAGCAGAACGCTAAGCTCCAGGCACAGGCCCTCGAACAAACACGACGGCGAATCTAATGGACCTAGATCAAAGTGGAAATGGGTGGCAACGCGCTAGAACCTATCTAGGTCCCAGTCTTGGCTGGGTTGACACGCAGGTAAAGCCCGAGCGTCGGATAACGGCGCCCGGGCAATACGCTGTTCTCCCGGGCGATGGAGTTATCTTTACTGACGTGAATGGTTCAGTTACTCTTATTCTACCCGACGTGGTCAAGTGGGTTCAGGAAGCAGCTTATCAGCCAGCCACAGCATTTGAACGGGCAATATGGGTTAAAGACTTAGGGGGCAAAGCTGCCTTCTTTCCTATTCAGATTGTTCCCTTTGGCACTCAGACGATCGACGGGTTGGCGATGCCGTTTCAGATCGTGCAGAATCGACAGCTGCTAAGGTTGTATCCTCTCATCAACATGACAGGGTGGTATACAGGATGAAACGGCTTCTTCTTGCTACGACTCTGTTTATCACGCCTGCGGTAGCGCAGGACATTCCACGATTCGCTGTACCATATAGCGGTGGCCCCGGGGTAGTTGGTTGGTTGAGTGTGGGCCCATGCCCTGCGGGACAGGTGCTTGGGTGGAACTCAATAACCAGCGATCCAGCCTGCGTTACAGTCAGCGGTGGTGGCCCTGGCGCTGGTGTTTCGTCGTTGAACTCATTGACTGGCAACATCAACATCACCGCCGGAACCAACATCAACGTCACGCCTATAGGCCAGAACATTCGAATCGATGGTACTGGGCCATCGGACGTTTGTTCGCTGTTGAGCCTAACGGGCGATGTGAATTCGACCAATAGCTGCGCCACTCTCCTGGCGACGGTGAACGTCAATCCTGGTACCTGGGGTACGGCTACGCAGGTACCGACAATAGTGGTTAACGCTAAGGGGTTGGTCACTAGCGTTAGCCCGACTAACATATCGCTGCCGTTCTCGGCTATCACCGGCAACATCGCCTGCACTCAGATGCCACCGCTTTCGGGCGATGTGACCATGGGCGCTGGCACATGTGCTACGACGGTGGCGCCTGGAGTCGTGACCAACGCTAAGCTAGCTGCTATGGCGCCCTCAACTATCAAGGGCAACCCTGGCGGTTCTAGCGGACCAGCGCAAGACTTTACGATTCAAGGGTTACCAAACAAGACTGCTCCTGACGCAGCCAATGACAGACTTCTGCTGTATGATGCTGCTACGGGCCTGTTGAAGAACTGTAGCGTTGGGCAATGTTCGAGCGCAGGAGCCGCAGGTGTTACCAGCCTTAATACTCTTACTGGTGGACTGGCGATTCAGGCTGGCACTGGCATTTCGGTTAATACTTCTACTCCTAATATCACTATTGCCAACACCGCTGTTGCTTGTACTACTCTTACTCTGGTTGGCGATGTAACGTCGACTAACTCCTGTACTAACACCTTGGCTACAGTCAACGCTAACACAGGATCGTTTGGTTCTGCCTCACAGGTTGCCACGTTCACGGTCAATGCTAAGGGTCTAATCACAGCGGCCTCGAATGTTCCATTAGCGCTGAACTTTAACCAGTTGACTGGCACCGCCGCCTGCTCGCAGATGCCAGCCTTTACAGGCGACGTGACTAGCGCTGCCGGTACTTGCGGCAATGTTATTCCAGCCGGGAGCGTTGCCAACGCCAAGCTGGTTAACATGGCTGCGGCGACACTTAAAGGTAATCCTACTGCTGGTTCTAGTGCTCCTAGTGATTTTACTATCCAAGGTCTAGCGAACAAGGCTACGCCCGATACGGCTAATGATCGACTGTTGCTGTTCGATGCAGCCGCAGGCACGTTGAAGAATTGTACCCTAGCGCAATGCGCTCCGGCGTCGGTAACGGCGGCGATTACTTCGATCAATGCTCAGACCGGCCCAGCGGTCACTATGGCTGCTGCGGCTAATACTGGTATAAGTGTTTCAGCTGCAACCAATACAGTAACCTACACCGGTGTCCCGTTCTCTGCTACTGCTCAGGGTATGGCGCCATTGAGCGGCGGTGGCACGACGAACTTCCTCCGAGCCGACGGTACATGGGCTGCGCCTCCTGGAGGTGGAGGGGGTGGTGGCGCTGGTGGAATGGTGCTGGCGGTTAAGGTTATTGCCGCTACCGGAACCTATACGCCTACGCCTGGAACTACTGGTGCCATGGTTGAATGCATTGGTGGAGGCGGCGGAGGTGGCGGTTCTGATGGTGCCGCTGGATCAACTAGCACTGGTGGTGGCGGTGGCGGAGGAG